GTTTTACTATATATAAATTCATTCAATTTGAAAAATCTAAATAAATGGCTCGTAATGTTGTTACAAGCTCTTTTAAGAGCGTTAAAAAGAAGCGAAAGGGAGTACACTCCAAAAACGCAAGTAAAGGACAAAACGGTTTTAAAAAAGCCTACAGAGGTCAAGGGCGTTAATCTTTTAATCATAAGAGATACTTTTACAAAAGAAAGCACTATTGGTAAACTGTTTATCAATGGTGAAAGTTTCTGTGATACCTTAGAAAATCCTTATATTAATAACGAAAGAAACATTAGTTGTATTCCTGAAGGTTCTTACAAAGTTAGACTAAGACTTCCAAGAGAGTCAGCGACTAGGGATTACTTGCACTTATTAGTTCAGGACGTTCCTAATAGGGATTGGATCTTATTTCATAGAGGAAACACAGCTAAAGATACAAGCGGTTGTATTCTAGTAGGGAATGGTCGTGAACAAGACATTGTTGAAAACTCTCGCTTAGCTATGGACTTAGTTATCAAAGAAATACTAAATTTGGGCGGAGAAAATATTAATTTAATAATCAAAAATAAATAGTTATGAAAAAGTTTTTAGAAAAGTACCTAATCGGTCAAATGATTAAAAGTAAGAAGTTTTGGTATGCAGTTAGTTCTGTAGTTGTACCTGCTTTAGTTACTTACTTAGGAGTTGATGAAACAACTGCAAAAGATTTATACTATGCAATCCTTACTTTAATTGTAGGTCAGGGGATAGCTGATGTCGCTAAAAAGTAATAGATACAGATTAAAGCCACACGAAATAGTGGCACTAGAAAAAATGCGAGAAGCCGAGACTAGAAATGTTCTAGTTATCGGTGACTTGCATGAACCCTTTTGTTTAGATGGTTACTTAGACTTCTGCATAGACCAATACTATGCTTATAATTGCACAGAAGTTGTATTTATAGGTGATGTAATAGACAATCACTACTCTAGCTATCACGAAGCTTCAGCTGACGGAATGGGTGGCTTAGATGAGCTTGAATTAGCTATTAAGAAAATAGGACGTTGGCGAGACGCTTTCCCTATGGCTACTGTTATAATAGGAAACCATGACAGGATCATAATGCGTAAAGCTCAGACTTCCTCTATTCCAAGTAAATGGATTAAGTCTTTTAAAGAAGTATTAGAAACTCCCAATTGGAACTTTGTAGAACGATATGAACTAGACGGAGTACAATACATACACGGAGAAGGAGGCACAGCTAGGACTAAGTGTAGAGCTGATATGATGAACACAGTACAAGGACATTTACATACCCAATGTTATACAGAACACTATGTAGGTAAGAAGTTCAGGGTTTATGGAACTCAGGTCGGTTGTGGTATCAATCACAAGTCTTATGCTATGGCTTATGCTAAATATGGTAAAAGACCTGCTGTTGGCTGCGCAGTAGTTCTCAATAATGGTCAGACACCTATAAACCTTTTAATGCCTTTATAATGAAGGAAAGCAAATCAATCAACATATTTTTAATGTATATGCTTATAATATTAGTGATTTTATTGCTAAATTTATAACCCCCCTTTAGCTTTTTAAGGCACTTTCACATCTTTTTAATGGTAATATACTAGACAGCACTTAAAGTTGCTTATCTAGTAAATACACTCTTAACACTTAAATTGTTAATAACTTTGATAATAATTATGTTAGTATCTATTTATTTTTATATCTTTGCTTTGTTAAAAAAGTAATAATTAAAATAATCAAGAAATGGAAAACTTTAAAATCGTAAACAAAAACACAGGGATGACTTTATTCCTAAATGAAAAAGAATATGAAACATTCTTTAATGTAAACAGTCTTTATAAAGATGGTGAGTTTAAATATGAAGTCTACAATTTAACTAAAGCAAAAGCTAAACGTAATGCTAAGATGTTAGATGTAGTTGTTCACTTAGCAATAGTAGGTGCTTCAATCTTAGCTACTTTACTTTACATTCAAAACTACTAAGATGACTAGACAAGACGCAAACTATTTAGAATTTTCTACATACGTAGATTATAGCGAGCCAAAGGTTTCTTTTATTACAGGTAAGCTAATAGATGATACTAAAGTAATAGCTGAACATTGGTTGTTAAAACCTCAATACATTCCTGCTATGGTAACAAGATCAGGAGGTAATGACTTAACTTACAACAGCCGTTCAGTTGTTGTTGTAGGAACTACTTTACAATGCTATAGAAAAGCTTGTGAAATGCTAAAGACTAAAGGTTGGCAACAGAAAGACTGTTGGGATGTAGAACTTAAGCCAATCTATAAAAAACACTATAAAAATAACGACAGCTTACCAACTATAATCAATTTAGTTTAGTATTTTTAACGAAATTATTAACAGGCAAAAATCCTAGCCAATAAATATAGGTAGAATATATGAAAACAATAAACATTCACGGAAAACAGTATGTAGAAGTAAAAGAAAGGATTAAATACTTTAGGGAAAACTTTAAAGATTGGTCTTTGACATCAGAAGTTATTGACTTAACTGAAGATAGATGTGTAATTAAAGCAACTATTTCAAATGAAAAAGGTAGGGTTATAGCTTCAGGAATTGCTTACGAAAGCAAAGGGAGTTCTTATATTAACAAAACTTCTTTCATAGAGAATTGTGAAACAAGTGCTTGGGGTAGAGCTTTGGCTAACATTGGGATAGGTTTAGATGTAGCTATTGCAAGTGCTGATGAAGTTTTAAATGCTAAAGCACAAGATAAATCTAAAAAGCCTAAAATAGAAAAGCTAACTGATGCTAAATTCTCAGCTATGGTTGTGGCTATTGGAGAGGGTAAAGGCGACACAGTTAGGGAAAGGCTATGTAAATACAAAATATCTAAGAAACAACAAGCTAAAATAGATGAGCTTTTGACTGATAAAAAAGTAGAAAATGGGGTTTTAGGTATCATAGACGAACTGAACTCAATAGAAGTGCCAACAGATTTTAAGAAACAATAATTAATTAATAAAGACCTGCAAAAACAGGCACAATAAAAATGGAAGTAACAGGAACAGTATTAAGAAAACTTGAATTAGAAACAGGAGTATCTAAAGCAGGTAAAGAATGGAAGAAACAATCAATAGTAATTGATACAGGTGGGGAGTTTAACAATGAAGTCTGTGTTAGTGCCTTTGGTGATAAATTACAACAAATGCACAAGCTAGAAATAGGAATGGAAGTATCAGTACTTTGTAACGTTTATTCAAGAGAATATAACGGTAGATATTTTCATAACATTGACGGCTACTTTTTCACTAATCAAAGCAACAAATCATCAGGTAATTTATTAGACAATAAAGATACTATGATGAATGGTGATGGAGATATGCCTTTCTAAGATGAATTCAGAAAATAACTTTAAAAACCTTTGCGACCTTACTACAAGTTTAGTAGGGTTGCCTAAAGGCTCTCTAGCTTTAAAAACTAGAAAGACAGAATTTCAAGTGCCTAGAATGGTTGCAGCTATGGTTGCAAGAATAGAAGATGAAACACATAGAGAAGTAATTGCTAAGGTCTTAGATAGGAATAGGACAAGCGTTAATCATTATGAAAGATGTCACTCAGCTAACTATTCATCTTTTCCTTTGTATCGTAATACATTCAACAAAATATTTAACGCTTATACGGAACTTAAAGACGCTAAATTAACTTTTATAGATCTGTATAATTTACAGGAACATTTGAGGAAAAACGGAATACACGACAGCTTAAAACATCAAACAACTATACGTATTGTTTCAGGTAAATTTGGAAAAGATGTTAAAGTTTCTTACAAAGACTTCTACAATCAATTAGAATTATGTAAGTTAGCCCTTCAAAATTACCAACACGAAATAGAAGTTATATGAAAGAAAAGCCAAGCTACTATGCAATAATCCCTGCTGAAGTAAGATACAGTAAAAAGCTAACACCTAACGCTAAATTACTTTATGCAGAGATTACTGCTCTTTGCAATATGAATGGTAAATGCACAGCTTCAACAGAATACTTTTGCAGACTGTATGAAGTTAGCAGAGTATCAATACAAAAGTGGCTAAAGAACTTGGAAGAAAATAATTATATTAAGAGAGTAAACATTTATTTACAGGGTAGTAAACAAATAGATACAAGGGTGATAACTTTAATTAACACCCCTAGTAAAGAAAAGTTTACAGATAATACTAATATAAATATAACTAATACTAATCTTACAGATAGTAATAAAAAGGCGTTCTTTAAAAAACCTTCTTTTGATGAGGTAAATAATTATTGTTTAGAAAGGAATAATAATATAGATGCAGAAGCGTTTATTGCTTTTTATGAGTCAAAAGGTTGGATGGTTGGAAGTAATAAAATGAAAAATTGGAAGCAAGCAATCATCACTTGGGAGAAAAGAGAAGCAAACAAACCCAAAACAATGAGTAAGTTAGACGCTCAAATTAATGAATGGCAAAAAGCAAAAGAATTATTATAAATTAAAAAAAAAAGAAATTATGAATGTATTAAGTTTATTTGATGGAATGAGTTGTGGGCAAATAGCACTTAACAAATTAGGAATTAAGTATGACAATTACTTTGCAAGTGAAATTGATGTTAAAGCGATTACAATAACACAGCACAATTATCCAAGCACAGAACAGATTGGGAGCGTAATTGATGTAAAGGGTGATGACTTGCCTAAAATTCATTTGTTAATTGGTGGCAGTCCTTGTCAAAGTTTTAGTAGTGCAGGTAAAGGAAAAGGTTTTGATGGAAAAAGTGGGTTATTTTGGGAGTTTGTAAGATTGTTAAAAGAAACAAAACCTAAATATTTTTTATTAGAAAACGTAAAAATGAAAAAAGAATGGGAACAAGTTATTACTAATGCTTTAGGAGTTAAACCTATTTTAATAAATAGTAGCTTAGTTTCTGCTCAAAATAGAGAAAGATTATATTGGACTAATATACCTAATGTGTGTTTGCCTAAAGATAAAGGTATTAAATTTCAAGATGTCATTAACAAAGACTACAAATTTAAACCCTTAACTAAATGGTTTTTTTCAAAATGGGGAGAAAAACAAAAAATAGATATACTAAGAACTATTAACGCTGAAAAGTCGTTTTGTTTAACGACTAACAAAAGTCATAGTAAAAACTATTATTTAAATGAAGATAGAACAATGGCAAGAATGCTTGAAAGAGATGAAGTAGAAAAATTACAAACTATTCCAAGAGGTTATACTGATTGTGTAAGTAAAACAGCTGCACATCACGCTATCGGTAATGGTTGGACAATAGATGTTATAACTCATATATTTAAGAATATACAATTATGAAACCATTAAAACAAGAAAACTTAAAAGATCTGACTGAAAAAGTCCTAGACTTAGTTGCAAAGACTTCAGTTGAAATAGGACACAGGTCAGATGCTCAGACTTTAGCTTCACTATCTAAAATCTTTGCAGAAGACTTAATACAAGAAAAGCGTTTCGGTAATATGACCTTTAACCAAGTTCAAGACGCTTTTAGACAGGGAGTAAGATTTGGTAAAGACGAACCCTTTTTAAACATCAGAACCTTTTACAAGTGGGTGTATGCTCAGAAGAAGTTAGTAGACAATGCTTACTATGAAGTTCACACTTTAGGAAAGCCAAAAGGAAAGACCTTATGGTATCAAGAACCAATAAAACTATTAAGATGAAATTAACAGATTATGAATTAGAAGATGTAAAGTCTTGGGATTACCCTGATTTTTGTGATGCTTTTATAAGTTATGCAGAAGATGAAAATGGAAAAGAACTTACTGAAGAACAGATACAAGAATGGACAGAAAACAATGAAGAAGAATTTTACGAAATGATATTAAACTTTTTAAGATGATAGGTTGGGTGTTAATAACAGCCGTTGTAATGTGGCTAATAAGAAAATTGAAATGAAGATATTAACAATCGTTTGGGGAATAATAATTTTACTTTGTATTTTAGAAGCAATTTATTGTACTAAGTTTGAAGATGAAATTTGAAAGAAAAGCACATAGAGAAAGACAGAACAAAGCTTTAACTCAGTTTTGTAAACACTTTGATTTGACTTATGGATCACATCAGGAGTATGCTCACATAGACGCAGTTCTATATAACAAAGGAAAAATTACAGGATTTGCTGAAGTAAAAGGAGTTCATAAAAATATAGAGGACGGACAAGATGTTATTGTAGCTATGCGTAAGATAGTCAGAGCTCAAAAGCTTCAAGTCAATAGTGGTAAACCTATAGCAATTATATGGGCTTTTAATAATGCTATTGTCTATGAAAGAATAAATAATTTAAAAGGTATCTTTTATTATGGCGGTAGAGCAGTCAGAGAAGGGAGCACCTTTGACCAAGAAATGCTCATTAAAGTATTAATCAAAAACTTAATAAGAATTGAAGAAAACAATCAGTAAATTAAAAAAGGAACTTGACAAGTGGTTCAGTCTTTACATCAGACTTAGAGAAGCAAACGAATACGGAATGTGTCAATGCTTCACGTGTGGTAAGGTAGGTCATTACAAAAAAGACGGTATGCAAAACGGACACTTTCAAAGTAGAAAGCACCTAGCCACAAGATTTTCAGAAGATGGAAATTGTGAGGTACAGTGTGTAAAAT